TTTAAACGTTTAACTGTTAAGGTTATATATGTACTTTAAGACTTTAAAGCTTTAATGTTTACTTAAATTATTAAGTGTTAAGTTCTTAATGTTTTATATGTACTTTAAGTGTTTAAGGCTTGAAGGCTGATGCCGAGCCCTTGAGGGGCTCGGTGCTAAGCTATCAGCACCTTAGCGCTAAGCCCTTAGGTCTTTAAGTGTTTGGTAGACTGATGGTAAGCGAGGTTGGGAAGTGCGTTAGCACTTTCCGGCCTTGCGTCCAGCTGGCTACCTGTCCAGCCTATCATACCCCACCTGGGATGAGTCAAACTGGTGGTTTTGGCTCTATAGGCGGGTTTGAGGGGTGTAAACGGGTGTTTTTGGTAGTAAAGGTCCAAAAATTAAACCTAAACTTTTCCTTAAATTTTCTTAGAGTCTTGTAACCTTTGAGGGTAGTTAAGACTGAAACCCCTAGTCAGAACAGGTTTCACTCCCGGACAGCTCTCACACTTCACTCTTGTGTCCTTTCCGAACACGCTAGGCCCATCAGTGCTGAGGGTGTTCCCTCAGGCTTTCGAGTACTCGTCGCTAGGGCTCCTCGTACTCTCAAGCCTTCCCTGATGGCGTGTACCCCTTTCGGGGCTGTGCCTGATGAGCTGAGCCCGATGGGGCTGATGCCGAGCCCTTGAGGGGCTCGGTGCTAAGTCCATCAATGCTAAGACCCTAAGGCTGATACTCCCCCCTCTTTCTTGTACCGTGTCCTTCTTCCCCCACAGTATCCCACACTGTCCACATAGTTGAGGCTTAGCTAAGCAGGATAGGGGTTGATGGTCTGCATCTGGATAGCGGATCGCGTATCAGGCTCTGGGGGGGGCGTCTAGAATCGATCAGAATATGCTGGGGGTATAAATACCTAGCCCCCCACCCTGCAAGGCGCTCCTAGGCGTACCCCTGAAGCTTTAAACGGCATTTCTGGGCTACACCCTTCACGCCAGATCGACAGAGTGGCCTCGAGAGTGCACACCATACTAGGCGAATGTGGCCTATCTCATATAGTATGAGGGTGTAGATTCCATGCCCAGATATGGCACCTTGACCCCCGTCATGAAAGCCAAGGTAGATCTGCCGGGTTATCTACCGAACCTGCTATCACCCAGACATACCCCTGAGACGCCCTAGAAGGGCCCTAGAATCGATCAGCAGGGTCAACCCTGCATAATCCTACCCCTAGAAGATTTGAGACGCTGAGAGAGGCCATAAAGGCTTAAGTGAGATACGCCACATCCCAGGCCATACCCATATGAAACGCTCACTGGGTTTGAGCGCCACCTTGACTGTGGGGTCGCAACCTACACACTCTAGAAACCACAACAACCCATACACCACCGAAAGGAGCACACTCTCATGGATGGCACACTCATCACACCATCCTTCACCAGCCTCTACGTGGCAACAGAAATCAACCCACTCCACCCCGCACACCTGGCAGGATGTGACATAGGCAACACCCACACGTCTATTATTTGCCGCCTGCATCGTGCCAAAGTCGAAGAAGCCATCCGACTCATCCGACCCCTGTGGACTATCACCCTCGACGGCGTCGTGTATGGACCCCGGAACTGGCAGCCACTCACCGAAAACGAGGCCGAAGACCTCCACGACATGATCGACGCGATCGACGTGGATGCCATCATCGCCGAAGCCACACGATAAAAACCATCCACACACCAGAAAGGAACCCGTCATGCAGAAGATCGCCAACCACTTCACCCAGCTCTACACCCCCGCCAGCTACGACTGCCCCACACCCTTCGACCTGACACGCCTCGAAAACCTCTCCTGCGATCACATGGATTTTGAGGGCCTCGCCGAAGCCTACCGGCAGAGCGTGGAAGCCGAACTCCACAAGCTACGCCCCAACACATTCATCGCCTCCGATGGCACCGTGTTCAGCCACAACGAGTGGAAGCCGCTCACCGGCGGAGAAGCCACACAACTCTACTGGAATGTGAGCCGCATCAACATAGGCCACCTCCTCACCCTGTACAGCCGATAAAACCCCTAGCCACACACCAAACGCTCACAATCGTTGAGCGCAGCCTTGACATAGGCCACCGCCCACACCATTATTAATCATGTCAGCAACGAACAACACCCCGGAAAGGGGAACACAAAGCCATGAACAAGAAAACAGGCTACACCATCGCCGGCGCCACAGCCGCCATCATTGCCGCCGCCTCATTCATGCCAGCCCCAGACGACAATCCGCCACTCACCTCACAGCCAGCCCCACAGGCCACCACAGCCAACACCGAATGGACCCCCAAAACCGTCCAACAGCGCAAAGCCGACAAGAAAGCACGGCAGGCAGCCGCAGAACAGTCACTGCGAGCCGAACAGCGGAAAGCCCACCGGCAAGCTCAAACAAGGGGTGAAGAAACCTCACAAGGTCTCACCATGATCACCGCCGCACACACCTGCAACCGCAAAGCCGAACAACAGGCCGCCGCACACGGTGTCAACTGGAACGGCAACCCCGACATCGACCTCCAACTCCACAAAATTATTGGCAAAGACACATTCAGCATCGTCTACGGCGCCACCGTCCGCCAGCCGGGAGCATCCAAACTACCCGTCACCGTCCACTGCCTCGTCACCGGAACAGAAAGCTCACCGCACGTCACCGACCTCAACATCAACCCGCAACAGTAACCCCGTCAAGGACCGCTATGCCTCTCCTATCCCACTACGCTGTCACCACCGGACTCGCCGACACGGCACACATCATTCACCACACCGGCGGCACACTACGCACAGCCACCGATATTGCCTCCCGCATCAACACCCTCAACCCGGACATTGATCTCGACCACCAAATCAAACAGCTACAAACCATCGAAGCCGACCTGTACAACATTTATAAAACCATCAACACCATTCTTCAGGAGCAAGCATGAACACACCCAACAACATTGAGCTACACAGCTATGAAACGTTCTTCACCAGCCTAGCCTGGATCCAAGGCGGCATCATCACATGGATGTACGCCACCGGCACCCCACACAAGGCAGCCCTCGCCATTATTGCCGCATGCGCCCTCGCCACCCTCCTAGGTGCATCAACACTCACCAACAATCCCCGAGACAGCAAATGATCACAACGCCCATCCTGATCGCTGAAACCCTCGCCATCATTATTCTCGCCGTAGCACTCGCCCACAACCCCAACCAGTAACCCACACTCAAGGAGCACACACACCATGGATGAGCCAACCAGCATGTACACCGACCCTGATACTGGTGCCCGAAAAGAACTCAAACTTTGCAGGCTATCCCTCATCGACCCCGCAGCCTTACACGCCCTCGGCTCCGTGGCAGGATACGGAGCCACCAAATACGGCGACAACAACTGGACCGGCGGCTACCCGTGGAGCCACAGCGTCGACGCCCTCTACAGGCACCTGCTATCATGGCAGCAAGGAAACAACCTCGATGATGAATCCGGGCTACCCCACCTGGCCCATGCTGCCTGGCACTGCCTCGCACTCCTCGCATACCAGCAACACGATGCCGGCCAAGACACCCGCAACCCATGGAACACCCACAAAGGCGACAAGTAATGCCTCTAGCACAAAAACCGTCCACCATCCACCATCCAGGCCACATATCTTACAGTTCACTCACACAGTGGGCCGAATGCGGAGAAAAATGGCGCCTATCACACGGCTACCACGCCCAACACCACACCTGGTACGCCACCATCGCCGGAAGCGCCATACACCACATCACCGAACAATACGACCTACACCTGTACAACCCCGCCGAATACCCTGCACTGCCAGACAAACTCGCATCCTTCAAAAACGTTTTCGCCACCCAAGTCGCCCTCGCTGAATCCGAAGGCACAGAAATCAAACCCTCCGGCCGAGTATGCAAAAACATGTGCGAGTCAGGCGGGCCACACAAAAAAGACTACAATTGGTGGATGATATACGGCCCCACCTTTGTGGACCGGTGGAAAACATGGAGACGCAACCACCCAGAATACGCTACCGCTGTTATTGACGGCCAGCCAGGCATCGAATACCCGGTAGAAACCACCCTCCAGGACGGCACCCAGATTGTTGGCTACATCGACCGCGTTTTCACCGACACTGACACCGGCGAAACCTTCATCCTCGACCTCAAAACCGGCCGTCTACCCGCCGACAGCATGCAGCTGCACACATACCGGTACATGCTCAACCAACACGGCATCCATGTCACGAAAGGCATGTTTTGGACGCCAGCCACCAGCCGCAACGACGACAAGTCCCCGACACAAGGCACATCCACCGAACTCTATGACCTTGACAACAACACCTACCGGCATGTATCATCCATGTACAGTCAAGCAATGAAAGGAATCAGCCAAGGCATCTTCGTACCCCACGTCACAGCACTCTGCAAAGGATGCCCCGTCAAGGACGCCTGCTGGGCTGTCAACGGGAAAGACGCCTACAGATACCCGGTAGAAACCACCGTACAGCCACCAGAAACAGACAATAAAGAAAAGGACACCAAATGACCGATAAAGACCAGATCGACAATGATCGACTCACGATCACACTCAAATACGGTGGAGACTACGCCGCCCCATGGACAGTCATCCGCGGAGACACCGCAGAAGACATCAAACAATCCATTATCGATTTATTGGGAGGATTGAAAGACGAAACCGTATCCAAAGACTGGGACCTCGCAACACTCATCGCTAGCGCAGCAATCCTGCTTCAAGACAAATATGATAAAGCCGCCAAAGACTACGTCAACAAGATCGCCAACCAGGAAAACGACATCATCATCGACCGGATCAACAAAGCCACCAGCAAAGCACAACTAGCCGACCTACTCAAACAGTACAAAAAGACCATCACCAGTAACAGTGACGTGTCCGAAGCCTTCCGCACCAAACGAAACAGCCTCACCCGATAAACCAACAAAAACCAACACAAACAGTAAAGGAAACAACAATGGGACTCGCCAACTACCGCAACAACAACAGCAGCAGCACCTTCTTCAACCCGTCCCGAAACCAGGACGCCACCGCCATCGCCTTCAAAGTCCACGACGTGGAACACAACACCGAAGGCTACGGCGGACAGGTCGCCGATCGTATCTACGCTGATGTCACCATCTTCCACACCCTCGACGACCTCAACAACGGCACCCCAGAAACCATCCCCAACGCTATTATCGAAAAAGCGCGAGGCAACAACGACCGCCCACACTCCATGATCCGCGACCTAGAAGCCTACCTTGGCGAGGAGCAGGCCTTCAAACTCGCCACCGTACGCACCAAAAACGGGTTCAACGCGGTCGTGCTCAAACCCCTCGACGACGCCATCTACGACCTCGTAGCAGCATATGTCGACCAGCGAGACAGCCAGCCCAACACCACTAGTAGTGATGATGTAGACATCGACTCCATCTGACTACCAAAACATCATCCAACCGATAGATAGATAAGGTCCCGATGCTCTCTCTCCAACGATCCTTCGAGAGAGCCTCCCAAACCGCAGCCGAACTGCCCCGCATACCACAACTAGAACCCCTCTACCGCAACCTGGACATGCACATCCACAAAGGGGACCTAGTCATGATCGCGGGGCGCTCCGGCAGCCAAAAATCCGGGCTAGCCATGTTCATCACCGCCATGCTCAACCAGCCCGCCCTCTACATATCAGGGGACATGACACCCTGGGAGGCCTCCACACGAATCATCTCACTCAACACCCAACACACCACCACACAGATACAACACAACATCGACGACTACGGGCCAGAATACTATCGAGACAGCATCCACCACGGCCAACACATCACATTCTCATTCCAGTCACCCATCACATGGACCGACATCACCATGGAACTGCAAGCCTACATGGAAATGTGGAACACCTTCCCACCCATCATCGTTATCGACAACCTGATGGACATACAAGACTGCGAATCCGACTACCAGGCCCAGCAAGAAGCCATGCAATGGATCACAGCATTAGGTAGGGATACTGGCTCCACCATTATTGTCACCCACCACGCCACAGACAAAACCGGAACCGACATCGAACACCCCCCAGCCCGGCGAGAAATCAAAAACGGACTCTCCGAAAAACCACAACTCATATTGGGAGTATCATTCTACGGTGGCGAAAACAACGGCAACGGCCTCACCATCCCCGCCGAGGCACGCATCGCCGTCCTGAAACAGCGCACCGGCAAATCCAGCCCAGACGGCACCCAATACGAGCGGCTACGAGCCTACCCCGAATACACATTCTTCGGGCCCCTCGCCGAAAAACAGCCATGGAACATGACCCCAACACACAAAGGACTACCATGTCGACACAACAGGCACGCAACCGCCGGGCAGGAGCCGAATGGGAAACACGACTCCTCCACCAGCTACGAGACACCGGCCATGATATAGAACGCCTCCACCTCAACGGTAAAGAGGACGAAGGCGACCTCATCCTCACAACCAGCCACAAAACCTACGTGATCGAAGCCAAAGCCGGACAGGCACACCTCGCCGAATTCGTGAAACAAGTCAGCCGGGAGGCACGCAACTACGAAACACACCGCAACCGCGAAAACCAGTCCACCATCGGACTCGTCATCATGAAACAACGCAACAAACCCTGGAGCGAAGCCTATGTGGTATCAACCCTCAACGAGCTCCTCCCACACCTCTGACACCCGCCGCCTCCTCAACCACTACCACATCCGCTACAACCCATCCAGGAACGAGCAACACATCCTCTGCCCGTTCCACGACGACCACCAGCCCTCCATGAGCATCAACCTCGACAAGGGCGTCTGGTACTGCCACACATGCGGCATCGGAGGCGGACTCGCCAAACTACAACAACGACTAGAGAAAGAAAACCCGAATGTACGACAGCATACGCCCATACAACATTGCGGAACGCCGCCGAATCCAGAAAGCCTCGGCCCTCTACGAAACCCACCTCGAAAACATACTCGACCTGCTCTCAGCGCGAGGCATCAGCGAAGAAACAGCCCGCTACCACCACCTTGGATACATCGACAATGACCCCATCCCAGGCCACGAAAACTACAACCAGTGCATCACCATCCCCTACATGTACCCCACATGGGAAGGGCCAGCCGAAATAAGAAAAATGCGTTTCCGCTGCTCACTCCCGCACGACTGCAAAACCCACAACCACCCCAAATATTTGACCCCGGCAGGGGACACAGGCTCCATATACAACATGGCCGCCATGGCCAACCCGGCAGCCGAAATGCACATTTGCGAAGGCGAATTCGACTCCATGATCCTCGAACAATGCGGATGGCCGGCCGTAGCACTACCCGGCGCAACCTCGTGGCAAACCTTTTGGACCAAATTCTTCGAAGGCTACGACCACATCTACATCTGGTCAGACCCAGACAAAGCGGGAGACCAGATGGCACAAACCCTCCAGGCAGCGCTCCCCCAAGCCACCCACGTGCCCCTCACTGTCGGGGATGTCACAGACACCTACCTGCAGGCCGGCAAAACAGGGTTGACACAAGCCCTCAACACAGTGCTACAATAAAACCAGACAAGCAACCCAAACAAAGAAAGGTACACTAAAGCATCATGGATCCCCTCGACACATGCCCCATCCCCGGCCGCTGCGACACCTCTAAGGCCGCCAGGAGACGCATCCGCCTCGCCATCTGTGCAGAAAAATGGGCCGACGGCGTGGACCCACTCCGCATCATGCACACCTGGGGCACCACCTACGACGGGATGCGATCCATGATCCGCGCCAACCCCGACATTAAACTACCCGACGACATGGCCAAACGTTTACACAAAATCTGCCGGGAAGCCTACCCCAAAAACCAGCACAACAGGCACCGAAGCGGATGGGATCAGTACGAAAAACAGTACTACACCCACGAAATACTCTTCCTCAACTCCTTCAACGTGCCAGCCATCGACATGCTCAAACGACTCGACATATCATGGACAATGTGGAAACAAATCATCACCGAAAACAATCTCACCCGGCTACAAAACGAAACCTACAACGCCTGCAGATGGTACTACCTAAAACAGCAACACCCAGACTGGACCGACCAGCAAATCACGCAAGCATGCCGCACAAGCGAATCATCCTTTAATAATTTCATGCAAGACGACAGGCCAGCATTGTGAGCATAGCATTCAAACCCACCACCAAAGACAAGCGAGCCATACGCAACATTATTGTCGACGAGTGGCTCGACGAAAACCAAGTACGAGACATGCCCGACAAGGTACTATCACACATGGTGGAATACTGCTGGGACGCCTTCACAGCCAGCAACCGCTACGCCGTAGCGGCACAATACTGGCGAGGCCAAAACCCTCTCGACAGTGAACACCAGCGCATCCTCGTCGGCTACTACAAAACCTTAAAACAGGCCGAAAACGCCGCCAAACAATTCCACTGGAACACCCGGCTACAACAACAACGGAAAACATGGATACTCCCAGTCCACAACGGCACCGTGTCCGAGTTTTTCACCCAACAAAAAACTTTGCTAGACGAGCAAGACGATAGCAATAGCGAGCTGCCGGAGCATCTACAAAACGTCATGTGCGGCAAAACACTCCACCACACAGACGACACTATTTCGTGGTGCACACGCAAACCAGGACACGACGGCGACTGCCGCACAGGATGGCAGCCCACCACACAACCCCTAGGACATCATGGCAACCAAAACTGAAACCCTCATCCAACGCTACGGCAACAAAGCAGCCGACGTACTCGCCGACAAAACCATCCCCGCCACACAGCTAGCCCGAATGCTCACCCAGGCAGGATACCCCATCTCCGCCACCGTTATTAAAGACTATCGCCGCAAACAAACCAACACCACCCAACACGAGGAGGAAAATCAGTGATAGACAATATAGACCAGCTCCTCACCCAGCTAGCCAAACACGACAACGCCATCGACACCATTAATGATGATCTCGCAAACGGCACCGTACGGCGCACACGCATCTCCGAATGGACACTCCCCAACGGAGAAACCGGCCGATCCATACAAAAAATCATCGACCACCAACCCGCAACCAACCCCTACCCGGTCGACGAACTCGTCGATAAACTAGCCGAGTGGACACCCCCCAAACCCGAACAGGACACCCACACCGACTACAGCAATGCGGCCTTCGTCATAGGGGCAGGCGACTTTCAAATCGGCAAAGGCATCCCCGGCGGAGAAACAGCACACTTCGCCGACGACTACCTACACTCCCTCACAGCCGCCAAACACTACTGGCGGCTGTGAGGGAGTGTAGG